GGTATTTTTACGCAGACCGGCGATAGAATTAAAATGGATATCCAAAAAGGCGATACCGTAGTAACGAGAGCTGATTTATTGCAAGGTCGCAGTAACCAGATTGATATCGATGGTAACAAATATTATTTAGTGCGTGCATCAGAAATTTTAATGGCAGATGTTAATGAATAAGGATATAAACTTAGAACTTGTTAAAGCAGGTTATGCTAACGGCGTAGCTCCCGGCCGACCGATGACAGAAAAAGAAAAAGCGTCTATGATACGAGATGCAGAGGAAGCATTTGGAAAATTCCTTGATGCTCTTAAATGTGATTGGCGTAATGATCCAAACTCTGATAAGACACCGTATAGAGTAGCAAAGGCATATGTAAATGATCTATGGGCAGGTCGCTACGAATCAGCACCTGATATCACGGCTTTCCCATCAGATGGTTATGATGGTATGGTATTTGAAGGCGGCATTCCATTAACAAGTATGTGTTCGCACCATCACCAGACGATCATGGGTCGAGTACATGTTGCATATATTCCAGGCGAAGAAAGTAAAGTCGTCGGTCTTAGTAAATTAAATCGCTTAGTTGAACACTTTGGTCGTCGTGGTGCAATACAAGAGCAATTGACAGTTGCTATACACCATGCCATTGATTCTATTATTGACGATAACAAAGGCGTTGCTGTTATGATCGAAGCTACTCATAACTGTGTACAATGCCGAGGTGTTAAGCATGGCGGCGCTAGTATGAAGACTAGTAAATTAACTGGCGCATTTAAACAAGATGCGGCTACTAGAAATGAGTTTTATGAATTTGTGAGAGGATATGGAAATATTAATTCCTGAATATAAGATCGAGCGCCGGGTTCGTGCCATGGCGCATAAGTTATCTGAAGAACATAAAAATAGCGGAAATTCATTGCCACCTGTAATGATATGCGTCTTAAATGGCGGATTCATGTTTTTTACAGATCTAGTCCGCGATATGGGTATTGATATACAAATTGATTTTATACGCCCAAAGTCATATGATGGTAAAGATAATAGTAAAGGCGTGACATTTACAAAAGAATTAGAATTAGATCTTAAAGGTAAGCGTGTTTATATCGTAGAAGATATTATTGATACGGGTAACACTATGATAGAAATTTTGCAGCGCGTGTCTGATAAGATGCCTGAGGATGTAAAAATTGTTACATTGGTTGAACGTAAAGATGCGACCATGCCAGCCGATCATGCATGTTTTACTATAGGCGATGAATGGGTTGTTGGGTATGGATTTGATGATAACTCACTCAAAAGAAATTACAGAAACATTTATAAAATAAACTAATGTGGTTAAATTATGAAACTGTCCGTAAGGGGTATAAGACAAAAGGTCCGGACTTACGTAACCTACCAGACCCCGATAAGCATCAAAAGATGTCATTTATCAAATCTGGCATTAGGATTGCAGGTTATATTTGTATTCCCTTTAGTTTAATCACAGCGACTATTTTGCTAGTAGCAAGTGAAATTGTTGGTGTAATAGAAGAATTAGTATGAAAAAGTTATTATATTTTAGTGCTGCATGGTGTGGGCCATGCCGCATGTTAGGTCCTGTTATGGAAGAAATTGCAGACGAAGGTATTATAGAAGTAGATAAAATTGATGTCGATGAAAACCAGGCATTGACTCAGCAGTATGGTGTACGTAATATTCCTACTGTTTTACTTGTTGATGATACTGGCAAGGAAGTTGCAAAAAAGGTCGGCGCGAATCCGAAGACAACATATATTGAAATGATTAATGAGAATTCGTAAATGTATCAAGCGATAGCATATCGAAACAAAGATAATTCGATACATATCTGGGATGATACTAAAGGATATTATTCTTTTAAATACCAGCCATATGCTTATCGTAAAGCCACATATGGTGAACATGTTGCACTCGATGGCGAGCGTGTCACAAAGATATCAGAGTTTGATCGTAACGAGCCCGGGCTATATGAACATGACATCAATCCAGAAACTCGTACGTTAATTGATCTATACACAGATTCAGATGAATCGTCTGTAGGCCATTCTACACTGTTTATTGATATTGAGGTTGATGTTGAAGACGGATTTCCTACACCTGAAACAGCGGAAAATGAAATAACATCTATTGCAATTTACGACGCCGCTGGCGATGAAAAGTTTGTATGGATTTTAGATCCATCTGGTCAAGTGCCTAATTTAAAACAAGGTAATTTAGAGACAGTTTCATGTAAGAGCGAGTATGAGCTACTTCAAAAGTTTATGTCTAAATACTTCGAGATTCAGCCTACAATTATAACTGGGTGGAATATTGATTTCTTTGATATTCCCTATCTTTATAACCGTATGGTAAATGTAATGGGCGAATCTTTTGCTAGAAAGTTATCACCTATTAATGATGTTATTTGGCTTAAACATCGCAATCGATATCGAATATCCGGCGTATCGTGCTTAGACTATATGGCATTGTACAAAAACTTTACATATTCTCAAGAATCTAGTTATTCGCTAGAGGCAATATCTCAAAAAGAATTAGGTAAAGGTAAACTTAAGTATGAAGGTACATTGGATACTTTGTTAAAAACAGATATTCAAAAGTACGTTGATTATAACATGAACGATGTTGACCTGGTAGTTGAGTTAGATCAGAAAATGAAATTGATCGATCTAGCACGTGGTATCTGCCATAAAGGTCATGTGCCATATGAAGATTTCCTTTTTGCTACTAGATACCTTGATGGCGCGGCATTAACTTATTTAAAGCGACAAGACATTGTAGCACCTAGTCGTAAGCCACGTGATTCCGATGAACCTTTAGATCTGTTAGGAGCCTTTGTTAAGGCACCAAATCCGGGTCGTTATAAATGGGTATACGACCTTGACTTGACATCGCTGTATCCTAGCATTATTATGACACTTAATGTATCGCCTGAAACGAAAGTGACTAAGCTTAGTAACTTTGACGGTACTAAGTATGTAAAAGGATTAGGACAACATTATACTGACGGTTGGAATGGATGGGAGGACAGCAACGAGCTGCAAAACTATCTACAGAAAAATTTATATTCTATTGCAGCAAATGGCGTAGTGTATGATACAAAGATAAATGGATTTCTCCCATCCATTCTTCGTAAATGGTTTGATGAACGTGTAGAATTCAAAAACTTACGTAAACGGTATGAAAAGGAAGGCGATGCTGCGAAAGCAGAATACTTTGACCGTATGCAGTTAGTTACTAAAATTCTTCTTAACTCGTTCTACGGCGTACTAGGTAATCCAGGTTTTAGATTCTTTGATCCAGATAATGCGGTTGCAATTACATCGACTGGTCAGCAGTTGATCAAATTTACGGCAGATATAGGCAATCAATATTACAAGAATGAGTTAGGAGTAGATAAAGATTATTGTATTTACACTGATACTGATTCAACGTTTTTCTCATCATTACCAATTATTAAAAAGCGGTATCCAGACTTTGATATATCAGATGAAGAATGGATGGCAAAGAAAACAATTGAAGTTGCTAGTGAAGTTCAAGATTTTATCAACAAAGCGTATGATATGTATGGCAAACGATTCCATAATGTAGATACGCATAGATTTGACATTAAACAAGAATTTGTAGCTAAAGCCGGTCTATGGATTGCAAAGAAACGTTATGCACAATGGTTAATTAATCAAGAAGGTCATACGATTTCTAGACTAGATGTGAAAGGATTAGATGTTGTACGATCATCATTTCCTCCAGCCTTCCGTAAATTTATGGCTGAGGTGTTAGAGGATATTCTTAATGATATCGATAAAGTTGCGTTGGATGAAAAAATCTTAGCATTTAAGGAATCAATTAAAGACCGAGACTTGCTAGATATCATGTTTCCAGTTGGCGTTAAAAATGTAACAAAATATGTTACAAAAGGAGCTAAGCCATTTGCTCCGCCGGCCAAAGGTACGCCGGTTCATGTGAAGTCGGCTATCAATTACAATGATATGTTAAAACATCATAATATTCGTAGCGTTCGAGAAATTATCAACGGTGAAAAAATTAAATGGACATATGTTAAACAAAATCCGATGCATCTCAATACTATTGCAATGAAAGGATATGAGGATCCAGATGTTATTATCAATTTTATTAAACAGTTTATTGACCATGATAAGATTTTTAAGTCATCATTTGAAAATAAGCTCAATGATTTTTATGATGCATTAGATTGGGGTCGTATCCCTGAGAATAACAACTTAGGAAAGTTTTTTGCATTTTAATTTGGTTATTGAAGAAAAACAACTTATATTTAAGTCATGATAGGTTACAAAGATACATGGGTCGGTATGGAATGCGAAGGGCGTTTATCCGACATTGAAACATTGTTTGTTGGCTCATTAGGTAATGAATGGGATGAACAAAAAGATAAATGGATTTTGCAGCAGCATGTCTATTTCTGTTCTCCGGCTGTTGAGCAAATGATTGAGTCAGGCAATTGGCCTGAGATGTTTAACTTCTTGTCGACGACCTCGAGGCTAGTAACGTTTGAGGTACCCGAAGGTAAGTTGCATATGATTCCAGCTCAGATCCGTAATATGGTTCATATTATGTACATGTTCCATTCGCCTGATTTCGAATTACTTAAGTCGAATGATTCAATGAAAGTAGTACATGGCGATTATCGATTGCATTGTATTACTAAATGCAATATGCAGGAAGTAACTCCGGATGGGTATAAACATGACAAATAATACAATATACATTGTCGATTTAGAAGCGGTAGAAACTAGATATACTGCTCAATGGAAGACTCATATTCCTAAATTGTTACTGGAAACGGTAACTACAGATAAAATCGTAACAATATCCGGACCTACAGATATTCCTGATGCAACGACGCCTGGGGCCTTTTTAAACTTTGGCGGTACGAATATCTACAAAAGTGATCAGATGATGCAGATTGCTAGGCTATTTACTGAAGGTAAAGTCAAAGAAGGCGATCATTTTATTTATACGGATGCCTGGAATCCTACGATATTGCAACTAAAGTATATGAGTCAGTTGTTACAGATTCCTGTAAAGATTCATGGCCTATGGCATGCTGGTAATTATGATAAAAATGATTTTTTAGGGCGTCTGATTACTAATCAATGGGTGACAGATGCTGAGTTCGCCATGGCACGTGCTATTGATTACAACTGGTTCGCATCAGATTATCATATCAAGTTGTTTAGAGATACATTTGGTTATATAGATATAAAATGTTTTCGTACAGGATGGCCAATGGAGTATCTAAAAGATCTCATTAAAAAAGATCTTAAACGCGATTTAATACTTTTTCCTCATAGAATTGCACCGGAAAAGCAAGTTGAGATATTTAAAGATTTGGCAAAGCAGTTGCCTGAATATAAGTTTGTTATTTGCCAAGAAGAAGAATTATCTAAAGATCAATATCATAAGCTACTTGGACAAAGTAAAATGGTATTTTCGGCAAATTTACAAGAGACGTTGGGTATATCATGTTACGAAGGTGCATTGGCAGGCGCAATGCCATTAGTTCCAGACCGTTTAAGTTATACAGAAATGTATGATGATACGTTTAAATATCCAAGTGAATGGACAGAGTCATACGAAGCGTATGAAGCTAATAAAGATAAATTAATTACACATATACGTATTATGATGAATGAGTTCGATCGTAAAGTAAACACAATTGCTGCCCAGGCAGAGTTTTTACACGATCAGTATTTTTCATGTACAGGTTTACAGAGATTGTTAAATGGACAAGCCTAAAGAGTTTATATATTTTCCGTCATTATCCGCCGGCGGATTTGCCTCTGCGTTGATAAAAGACCAAAAACTTTCATCGGGGGTTTCTTGTAGATTTTATTCTGATGAGTATCCGGAAGAATTTCGACATAAATATTTTCTTGTAACTGCAGGACATTACTATAAGAAAATGGATATACGTCAACAAATGGGTTTAGGTAAAGATGTATTAGTCTTTGGCGACTCTGGTGGCTATCAAATTGCAACTGGTGCATTGAAGTATAGCAATGATTTACGAGAGAAGATTTTTCATTGGTTAGAAGCTAATTCCGATGTTGCAGCGAATTTAGATATACCACCTAAGACGGTATACGAGAATAAGTTTTATCAATGTGCTGACATTAGCTTTGATAATTTCGCATGGTTTGAAAAACACCAGTCTGGTAAGACTAAGTTTCTTAATATGTTGCAAGGATCTAATCCTCAAGAATATGATTGGTGGTATCACAAGTTTAAGCATTTTGAGTTCTCCGGTTGGGCAATTGGCGGTCCGCAAAAGTTAGTTGATTTTATGTGGGCATTGGCATTAATGCTTAAAAATAGAGAATTTGAAAATAAAAATTTAGAGTATCTGCATTTGTTAGGTATTTCAAAATTATCAGATTTCTTTATTTTATCGACGATTCAAAAGTTGATGAATAAGCACTTTGATAATAGAATAACAGTTACAACAGATTCTAGTTCTCCAGGACAATATCCTGTATATGGAACGTATTTACATTCGCATAATATCAAAAAATTATCATTCTCAGATGTATATATGCCAAAAGGCGATAACATTCCAGAATTAGAAAAGGATGTACATGTACCGTGTAGTTTAGATTGCCCGGCATGTAAAGACTTTGTTTGGGGTATGTTAGAAGAGTATAACAAAGATGCCGTACCGCGTATGGTTTTGCATAATGTTCATCTATTCCAGCATTCCATTAAAGAAGTAAATAAAATAGTAGCTGCTCATCCAGAAGTAGCTCAATATATGGTACCTGACAACTTAGCTGCAGTACTGCGTAGTATTCATGAAATGTTTGAAGATCCTGATAAAGCGATTACAACATATGAAAAGTATAAGCAATACTATCAAAAGTTTGGAGGACAAAGTATTACAACAATCAATAAAGATATTTTTAATCAGTTTTTTGAAGAGAAGAAATAATGAAGAAAACAGACTTACTAAACTTCGTAAGCCGCTATCATTTAGCAGGAGCAACGACATCAGTGAAATGGGAGGTTCCTGGAGATGGCGTTGTTAAGACAAAATTTATTACGGATGATCAGAATGTTATTGGCGAAGTGACTCTTAACAATGATGCGTTAGATAATGGTTCTGAAAAAGAGCTAGGCGTATATGCAACGCCTCAGTTAGTCAAAATGTTATCGGCTGTAAATGAGGATATTGACGTAAAAATTAATTCAATTGATTCTAAAGCAGTTTCAATGGGCATTAAAGATAAGGACATGAATATGACATTTATGTTAGCAGACTTGTCAGTAATTAGACAAGTACCTGATCTAAAGAATACGCCAGATTGGAATGTGACTGTTGATATTGATAAGGACTTTATGACTAAGTTCATTAAAGCAAAAAATGCATTGCCAGAGTCAGAAAACTTCGGTGTTCGATGTGAGAACGGCCGTGTTGAATTTATTTTGAATTATTCTTCTATTAACAATAATCGTATTACATATGGATTCGATAATGAAAGTTCAGATGATATGCCAGTTGTATGTTTCTCATCAAATCTTCTTAAAGAGATTTTGACGGCAAATAAAGATGCTACTACTGGTAAGTTAGAAGTATCATCCGCCGGCTTAGCTCGCGCTTCGTTTGAAAAGGCCGGTGAATTTGAGTCTACATATTATTTGGTACAATTGCAAGCTAGTTAATTATGATTGACGTAAAATTTAAAAAGTTAACACCTAAGGCAGTTACACCGTCATATGCAAAGCCAGGAGATGCGGGTATGGATGTAACTGCGGTAGGCCATAAGATAGACCCGAACAATAATTTTATAGAATATCATACGGGGTTAGCATTAGAGATTCCGGAGGGATATGTAGGATTGCTGTTTCCTCGTTCATCTGTATCTAAAACAGATCTTCGATTGGCTAACTGTGTAGGTGTAGTAGATTCGGGGTATCGGGGTGAAATTACATTTAGATATAAGTTTCAAAAAGATGCGTATTTTGCTAGCCTTAAACGATATCAAGATGGAGAACGAGTCGGTCAATTAGTTGTAATGCCATATCCACAAGTCAATTTGATAGAAGCAGAAGAATTATCAGAAACAATGCGTGGCAAAGGAGGTTACGGGTCAACAGGTAAATAAAATGTTCGGAAGTCAAGAAAACACTCTATGGGTTGAAAAGTTTCGGCCTGGTACATTAGATGGATATGTAGGCAATGAGTCTGTAATTGATAAGGTAAAGGTATACATCGAATCCGGCGATGTACCGCATTTGCTTTTTTATGGACAGGCTGGCACTGGTAAAACGACATTAGCAAAGATTATTGCAAATAATGTCGATGCTGATATTATGTATGTAAATGCATCTGATGAAAATAATATTGAAACGGTACGTACTAAAATTAAAAACTTTGCTAGTACTGTAGGATTTCGTCGTTGGAAGATTGTTATCTTAGATGAGGCCGATTACATGACGCCGAATGGTCAAGCCGCATTACGTAACCTTATGGAGACGTTTAGCAATACGACTAGATTTATTCTTACATGTAATTATGTAGAAAAGATTATCGACCCTATCCAAAGTAGATGTCAAGTGTTTGGCATTACTCCTCCCAATAAAAAGGAGGTGGCTAAGAGAATAGTAGACATTCTACAAGAGTTAAAGGTGGAATATACCAATGAGGATCTTGTATCTATCATTAATGCCGGCTATCCGGATATTAGACGTGTTCTAAATTCATGCCAACGGCAAGTGATTGCAGGTAAGTTAGTAGTAGATGATAATAGCATTATCCAGGCTAATTATATGACAAAGATCTTAGATATTCTTACATCAGATCAAAGTAAAAAAGATATGTTCAAATTGATTCGTCAAATAATTGCAGACAGCCGAGTAAAAGATTTTACGGCGTTGTATAAGTTCTTATTTGATGAGATCGATAATTATGCTAAAGGGCACATTGCCAGTGTAATCTTGATCTTAGCAGAACAGCAGTATCAAGACGCATTTGCCGTAGATAAAGAGTTACATGCAATGGCTACTATTGTTAAGTTATTAAACGAAGTAAAGTAAGGAGTTTTAAAATGGCAAAGAAAATTTATATGAATGCCGATGCACGTGCTAAACTCAAGCAAGGAATTGATGCGTTAGCGGATGCAGTGAAAGTAACATTAGGACCTAAGGGACGGAATGTTATTATTGATAAAGGAGCATTGTCGCCTGTAGTAACAAAAGACGGTGTATCAGTCGCAAAACATATTGAACTAGAAGATTCGATTGAAAATATTGGTGCTAGACTTATCAAGGAGGTTGCTTCTAAAACAGCAGATTTAGCTGGTGATGGAACTACAACAGCAACTGTAATTGCACAAGCTATTATAACTGCAGGCCTAAAAAATGTTACTGCCGGTGCAAATCCAATGGATTTAAAGCGCGGCATTGATTTGGCCGTAGAAGCTATAGTTAAAGAACTAGATGAAATGGCAATAGAAGTCGCATCGGATTCAGATCAAATAAAACAAGTTGCTACGATCTCAGCAAATAGTGATGAATCTATTGGAAGTATTATTGCACAGGCTATGACAGAAGTTGGCATTGATGGTGTTATTACTGTCGAAGAAGCTAAAGGCATGGAGACAGAACTGCGTACTGTTGAAGGAATGCAATTTGATCGTGGTTATTTATCACCGTACTTTGTTACGGATAGCAATCGAATGGAAGCAGTTTATGAGGATGCATTTATCTTATTATATGAGAAAAAGATTTCTAATATGGCCGAATTGTTACCTGTATTAGAATCAGTTATTCAGACTGGCAAACCATTATTAATTGTAGCAGAAGATGTAGATGGAGAAGCATTAAGTTCTTTAGTAGTTAATAAAGTACGTGCTGGATTTAAAATTGTAGCTGTTAAAGCTCCAGGATTTGGCGATGCACGTAAAGAAATGTTACGAGATATTGCTGCAATAACAGGCGGAACAGTAATTTCGCAGGAGATAGGCAAGACCTTAGATCAAGCAACAATTGAAGATTTAGGATTGGCAGAAAAAATTACGGTATCTAAAGATGCGACAACGATTGTTAATGGATTTGGCGAAGAAGCCGATGTGAGTGATCGTATTGATAGTATTAAGGTGCAGATTGATTCTAGTAAATCAGACTATGAGACAGAAAAACTCCAAGAACGATTAGCTAAATTAGTAGGTGGCGTGGCAGTATTATCAATCGGCGCAGCCACGGAGGTAGAGATGAAGGAAAAGAAAGATCGTGTTGATGACGCATTACATGCTACAAGAGCAGCAATTGCCGAAGGTATTGTACCTGGCGGAGGCACTGCACTACTCCACGCTGCAAATAAACAAAAAGATTTAGGAAAAGATTCCAATCAAGATATTAAATATGGTATTGATATTGTACGACGAGCAGTCGAAGAGCCTATTCGCCAAATTTGTTACAATTCGGGTGTTGACGGCTCTGTGGTAGTACGGGATGTATTAGAGTCAGGATTAGGATATAATGCTCAAACAGGAAAATACGAAGACTTGATCGAGACGGGAGTTATAGATCCTAAGAAAGTGACACGTGTAGCGTTACAAAATGCCGCTTCAATAGCATCACTTGTGTTGATGACTGAGTGTGCAGTAGTAGAAATACCAAAAGAAGAAAAAGAACAGCCTGCATATGGTATGTAAGTTGATAAAAAGATTATATATTAGGAAATATAATGGATAAAAAAGAAAGAGCAATGCAGGCACGTGGCATGAAACCGTTACGTGCAGAAGATTTAATCGATATCATATGTGAGTCATGCGGAGGACGATTCTTTAAAGAAGTTCAGTCATTTAAACGCGTGCCTGCACTTCTTTCTCCGACTGGTAAAGAACAGATTATGCCAGTGCCTACTTTTAGATGTGATGACTGCGGTCATATTAATGAAGAGTTTATGCCTAAGTAATGACTAAGAAACCGAAAACTATATTTGATCATCTTGCCGGCATTAGTCATAAAAAAGATGAATGGAATTCATTGACAGAAGCAGATCAAAAATCTTTTTCGCCATATTTAATTAACAGATGGCTATCGATGCAATACGATCTAATTGAGGTTGTGGATGCATTGCAGAGGTTTACTATAGGCCCATTATCGACAAAGCATGTATATCAGTTATATTATGACGTTTTGCCAGCAAAGCGTTATTTTGCAAAATATATTAAAGGTAAGGCATCTGTTAAATTTGACAAGGAGTTATTGACACTGATAGCAAATCACTTTCAGATATCAAAACAAGAAGCTACTGATTATCTAGAAATATGGTTAACGTCAGATGCCGAGCCTCTCAGAGAGATCTTACGTAAATATGGTAAAACGGACAAAGAGATAAAGAAATGGCTATAAGCAAATTTATACGAGAAACAAAAAACAAAGTAGAACTTTCAGAAACTGTACATCACCCCGATCATTATGGCGGCGAAGATAATATTTACGAAGCTATAAAAGTTATTGAAGCTTGGGGATTAAATTTCGCATTAGGAAATACAGTTAAATACATTTCACGAGCCGGCAAAAAAGATCCTAACAAGACGCTAGAAGATCTAGAAAAGGCACTTTGGTATTTAGAACGTGAAATATCTCGTATAAAAGATTTGGATAAATAATCATTATTTCTTATATTTAGAGTATGCATAGTTTAATTAAGTTTAATATACGAGAACCTAACGGCGAACGTAAGATATCATACTCTCAATTTTCAATGTATAGCAAATGTCCTAAACAATGGGAATTGGCATATGTACAAAATTTACGAGAGTTTAGGCAGAGTATTCATACACTATTCGGTACGGCATTTCATGAGACGCTTCAAGAATATTTGACGGTAATGTATGAACAATCGGCAAAAAAGGCTGATGAACTCGATGTCAATGGCATGCTCCTCAACAAGATGGCAGATGCATATGCACATGCCGTGAAGGAGATGGGCGAACATTTTTCGAATAAGTTTGAACTTAATGAGTTTTATAATGACGGTGTACTCATTCTAGATTATCTTAAAAAGAATAGATCAAAATATTTTTCTGCTAGGCATGAAGAGTTGGTAGGTATCGAAGTTCCAATTTACCACCAGGCAGATGATGATAATAGTTCTGTTATGATGATGGGGTTTCTAGATATTGTCATACGAGATAAGCGTACGGATCGTATTAAGATTATCGATATTAAGACAAGTACACAAGGATGGAATAAGTATCAAAAGGCTGATAAACTAAAGGCGTCGCAGTTAGTTTTATATAAAGAATACTTTGCTCAGCAATTTGGGTTTGATGTAGATAAAATTGATATACTATATTTAATTGTTAAGCGTAAGTTAATTGAAGGAGCGATGTTTCCACAGAAACGTGTGCAAGAATTTGTGCCGGCGAGCGGTAAGCCTACAAGAAACAAACTTAAGAGTTCATTGAACAATTGGATTGGTTCAAGTTTTGATAAAGATGGAAATTACAACGTTAATAAAACATATCCAGCGGTTGCCGGCAAGAATAAGAAAAATTGCAAATACTGTGAATTTGCAGATCGTGAAGATCTTTGCCCTGTTGCTAAAAGGATCAAAGAATGAAAATCGCGATGATTGGATCTAGGCACTATGAAAAGCCTAGAAAAATACGAGACACGATTACTAATTCTAAACGGAAGTTTGGCGATGAATTGATAATTATTTCCGGTGGGGCAAAAGATGGAGCTGATCGGTATATAAAAAAGTATGCAATAGAGTTTGGTGTTACGTATAAAGAGTTTAATCCAGCACATACACCGAGAAATCTATACAGTGCTATGTCAGAAGATTATTACAATAAGCCGTATCACGTGTCTCAATTTCATCATCGTAATATGCTACTGGCTAAAGATTGTGATGTAATGATTGCATTTGCGGAAGGCGATGTTACTAACGGCACAAAAAGTGCAATTCAAGCAGCAAAACGGCTTGGAAAAAAGGTGGTTATTATCACCTAAATCATATTTATAATAAAGAAAAAGAACGGTTATACGGAGATTTAATGGAACAGTTACAGTTACCTAAGCTTAGGAAGATTGATCCTAACAAACCAAAAAAGAAAAAGATTTTATTGTTATCAGATGACTTGCGCATGCATTCTGGTATTGCAACAATGTCACGTGAATTTGTAATGGGCACTCTTAAAGAGTATGACTGGGTACAGATTAGTGCAGCAGTAAAGCATCCAGAAGAGGGCAAAATTATGGATTTGTCCCAAAGCGTTGCAAAAGAGACTGGTATTAATGATGCATATTTAAAGTTATATCCTGTATCAGGGTACGGTAATGCACAGATATTGCAGCAAGTAATGAATATTGAAAAGCCGGATGCAATATTGCACTTTACAGATCCTAGGTTCTGGGGTTGGTTATATCAACTTGAACATTCGCTTCGTCAGCACATCCCCCTTATGTATTATAATATTTGGGATGATTTGCCATATCCGCATTGGAACGAACCATTTTACGAGTCATGTGATTTGATCATGAACATTTCACGTCAGACTCAAAACATTGTAAAAAATGTTCTTAAAAAGTATCCTAAACCAGATTGGGCAGTGCAATGGGTATCGCATGGTATTAATGAAAATGATTTCCGTATTATTAACGAATTGGATAAAGATTGGAATGAGTATAAAAAGTTTAGTGATGATTTTAAGAAAACTCATGACGTAGACTTTATTGTGTTCTGGAACAATAGGAACATTCGACGTAAGCAACCAGGGGATTTAGTGTTAGCGTTTAGTGAGTTTTGCAATCGATTACCAAAAGAAAAGGCAGACCGTACATGTTTACTAATGCATACTCAGCCAGTAGATCAAAATGGTACAGATTTATATGCTGTCGCAAATACAGTTGCACCTAATAGAAAAGTTTTCTTCACTGATGGGCATATAGATAGAAAGCAATTAAACTTCTTGTACAATATGGCCGATGTAACTGCTAATATTGCATCTAATGAAGGCTTTGGTTTATCTCACGCAGAATCGTTAATGGCCGGCACGCCGATTATTAATAATGTAACGGGCGGTCTTCAAGATGGATGTCGTTTCGAAGATGAAGAAGGGAATTGGATAGAATTCGATACAGAGTTTCCATCTAATCATAATGGAAGATATAAAAAGCATGCAGAGTGGGCTAAACCAGTATTTCCGACAAACAGATCATTACAGGGCTCACCACCGACGCCGTATATATTTGATGATAGAGTTGACTACAAGGATGTTGCGGATGCAATTGAATATTGGTATGAGTTAACACCACAAGAGCGTGCTGAGATGGGCGAAGCTGGACATGAATGGGCAATTGGTGATGAATCAAATTATTCGGCTAGAAAGATGTCTGAGCGATTTATAGAATGTATTAATACATGTTTAGATAATTGGACACCGAAAGAAAAATTCACGATGTATTCAGTGCCATTAAAACAAAGTTATGAATTTGAAAAAATAGGAGTATTATGAAACCATATATAGTAGTAATGGGTCCGGTGGCCACTAGGTCCGGATATGGCAATCATATGAGGGACTTATGTATAAGCTTAATTGATTCGGATAAGTATGAAGTTGATATAATTTCATTGCCATGGGGAAACACTCCTATGGATGCACTCAAAGCAGATAACGAAGAACATCAGCGTATTTCTAGTCGTATTGCTAAGCAAAATATATCGCGTAAGCCAGATGTATTTATTCAAGTATCTGTCGCAAATGAATTTCAGGCGCATGGAAAATACAACATCGGTATTACAGCCGGCGTTGAGACAGATCAGCCGCCTGGCGAATTTATCGAAGGCTGCAATAAAATGGATTTGATTATCGCCACTTCAGAGTATACGAAAGAGAGCTTGCAAAAAGTATCATATGATAAGTTAGATAAGAAGACTAATCAAAAAATTGGCGATATTCGTCTAACTACGCCTATCGAAGTATTAGCAGAAGGAGCAGACCATTCGATTTATAAAAAACTAAAACGAGCCGAAATTCATGAGTCGGTTGATGCATATTTGAGCAAAATACCTTCATCATTTAACTTTTTATTTGTTGGTCATTGGTTAAAAGGAGCCCCTGGTCATGATCGTAAAGATGTTGCTATGATGATTAAGACATTTTGCGAAACATTTAAAAATAAAGCAAAACAGAATAAACCTGGTTTGATCTTAAAAACTAGCCATGCAACGTTTAGTATAATGGACCGAGATGAAATTTTCCGTAAAATACAAGAGATTTTAGAACCGTACGGCGATAAGGCTCCTAACATCTATTTGATACATGGCGACTTAACGGATGAAGAAATGAATTCATTATATAACCATTCAAAGGTAAAGGCAATGATATCATTTACTAAAGGTGAAGGATTCGGACGTCCGTTATTGGAATTTACATTTAGTGGTAAGCCAGTAATTGCCTCTGACCACTCCGGCCATAAAGATTTCTTACGTGTGAGTCATATGTTACCGGGCGAACTTACTAAAGTACATAAATCGGCAGCCGATCAATTTATACTTGAAGGTTCAAATTGGTTTACTGTAAACTATCAATATGCATCTAAAGTTCTTAAAGATTGTGTTGACAACTATAAAAATTACATGAAGGCAGCTAAAGAACAGTTTAAGATTAGCCGTAAAGAATTTACACGAGATATAATGGCTAGCAAATTATGTGCAATAGTTGATAAAGGTATAGACTCAGTGCCTAAAGAAGTATCATTGCAATTGCCAAAACTTAAAAAATCGTCTAATTCTAGTACCCCTAAGTTAAAATTACCAAAACTTAATAAGGTAGAAGCATGAAAGATTTAAAAGCAGATTATGATAGCACTTCGCCGATAACAGGTAACTTTTGTGTTATGGAAGAATCGGATCCAGAAACTAATACTACATCGTATATGTGTATGGAGTCAGGTTGGACAACGTCAGACCATATGAAAATTGGGTCAGATTTAGTGCAAGCATTTGAGGAGAACTGTACGGAACTAATGCGCAAATCTCGTATAGATGATGAAGAACGTGGATTAGTTTGGTTTCCTGCGTTTATGCAAATGCCTAATGCAATGTTGTACTGTACCGGTGCTGATGTATCATCACTGAAATGGGAAGTTGCGGCAGTTATATCTGTTCCAGATGAAGAGAAGGAAAGATATCCTATTCCAGGACGCCCAGGCGAATACTATACGTCTAAGTTGGATGTCGAAAATGCTAATCAATATGATAAGTTAGACTTTGAGACGGCATTAAACGAACTATATGATATCGTAGAAAAAGGTTATAATGAGTATAAAGATCAGTTACGCGATTCCGGTATGTAATGAATGGATGGAATTAGAGCATCTTCTAAAATACCTATTTAAACATAAACGTGATCAAGATGAGATTGTAGTTCAATGTGATAAAGGAAATACTACACCTAACGTGTATCAAGTACTACAAGAATATTCTACTTATTATTCTGTAGGATTTAAAGTAACTGAGTTCCCTTTAAACAAAGATTTTGCTTCATTTAAAAACAACCTTAAAGATAATTGTTCGGGGGATTACATATTCCAAATTGATGCCGACGAATATCCAGATGAATATTTAATGGACATGATTGAGCCTACCATTAATATGAACAATTCAGTTGATATATTCTGGGTACCTAGAATTAATAAAGTAAATGGGCTTACTCAAGAGCATATTAACGCTTGGAAATGGAATGTCGATCGCGATGGAAGAGTTAATTTTCCAGACTATCAATGTCGTATCATGAAGAACGTGAAAAGAATTAAATGGAAAAATAAAGTCCATGAAGTACTTACAGGATACAAGACAGAGGCTAAATTACCTGCAAATGATGAATTTTGTCTAATTCATATCAAAGATATTAAACGTCAAGAACATCAAAATGCATTTTATGATACGATATGATTAAGATCAAATTATATGAATTAGATAAACATCGTAATGAGTGTGCGTTTCGGCCATATATAGCCGCTCAACACGTATTACGTGATATTGGGATAGAATTTACGCAGGGTGATTCGTATGATTATGCATGGATAGCTCAAGCTAGTTTTCTTAATAAGAAAGTATCATTAGGTCAGTCTGTAAACGATGGGTTAGAATTTTTGTCTAAAATTACCGGCGACTATATGTTGTTAGATGGGCAAGATTCTACATCATTACTTGGCTCGTACGAAGTATTTAAAGAGTCTAATGCATTGCTTCTATTAAAGAATAGTCTGTTGAAGAATCGATCGTTATATAAACAAGGCTCACAACTAGGACGATATTATTGGGGACCGGGCGATTATAAATTAGAAGATTTCGACGACTATTCAGATCGTATAGTATTAAGTGGTACGAATTGGTTATCTACTCATTGGGCTGGTATCAATGTACAATGGCAACAAATTGATAGACCACGTAAATACGATGTGTCAGCTATGTTTCAATATCCATCCAAGCAAATTAATTATGAACATGGAATTGACCAGACCACGCCATATGATAAGTTTCGTACTAATTGTATAGATCAACTTAATCAATCGTCTAGACTAGTTGCTAAATTAGAAAACGGCGAACGCGTATCACAACAGGAATACTTTCAACGAATGTATGATTCGAAGCTTATAGTAGCTCCGTTCGGATATGGCGAAATGGCTCCTAGAGATTTAGAAGCAGCGATGTTCGGATCAGTGCTTATTAAGCCAGATATGAGTTACGTAGATACTAATCCAAATGTGTTTGTACCTAACGAAACGTATATTCCATGTAAACATGATTTTAGTGACCTGAACGAAAAAATTGAAGAAATATTAGGAAATCAGGAGCAATATTCTTATATTATTAACAACGCACGTGCTAAGTATATTGAGGCAATGGATCCACAGACATTAGCAATGAATGTGTATAACATATTTAAACAGTTGGACGGGATAGAATAATGAAAAAAATATGGTACGCTCCTTATAAGTTTGAATCTTATGGCAATGAGGAAATAAAAGCAGTTGAAGAATCATTAAAATCTGGTTGGTTAGGAGGACAAGGTCCTAGATCGGTTAAGTTCGAAAAAGAAATTGCAAAAAGATTTGGTAAGAAATATGGAGTATTTGTCAACTCCGGAAGTTCTGCATGTTTATTAGCAATAGCATCCCTTGATCTTCCTAAAGGAAGTAAAATTATAACCCTGCTTGTACTTTTTCAACAACACTAGCTCCTATTATTCAATTAGGATACATTCCTGTATTTGTTGATGTCGATCCTACTTCATATTGTGCTAAAGTAGAAGATATAATGGAAGTTCTAGACAAGGATGTAAGAGCTATAATGCTCCCTAACTTAATAGGCAACAAACCAGACTGGGAATCCCTCAGATTTGAATTAGATAACCATAACAGACACGATGTGTTATTGATAGAAGACTCAGCAGATACTATCACTCATACAGAATGTACTGATGTGTCTACTACTAGTTTTTATGCTTCTCATGTTATCACAGCTGGTGGAGTTGGAGGTATGGTAATGTTTAACGATAAAAAACATGTCACACGTTGCCTCCAATACAGAGATTGGGGGCGTATAGGAGATGATTCTGAAATAGTGGATGATCGTTTTAACCACAAAGTAGATGGAATTCCTTATGATCATAAATTTTTATATGGTGTGTTAGGGTACCACATGAAAGCTTGTGAAATGAATGCTGCTTTTGGCCTTGTTCAACTAAAAAGATTTGAAAAATTCTCTAAAATTCGTAGAGAAAATTTTGAAAGATACTTAGAAAATTTACAAGGTGTAGGAGATTTAGTTCTTCCTAATGATAGTCTTAAACCTAATTGGTTAGCTATTCCTTTACAAACTGAAAAAAGATTTGAACTCCTTACATTCCTTGAAGAAAATAATATTCAAACTAGAGTAACATTTGCCGGTAATGTAACACGTCACCCAGTTTATAGAGAATATTTGCAAGAGTTTACTAACTCAGATATTATTATGAAAAACGGTTTTTTGTTAGGAGCTCACCATGGAATGACAATTGAAGATGTAGATTATGTTTGTGATAAAATTAAAGAATTTTTTGCACGACAACTATAGTTATCAATGGAGTCAAAAAGATGAAGAATATTTCAATTTTAGGTGACGGCTTATTAGGATCAGAATTACAAAATCAACGATCGAACTGGATGTTATATTCTCGGCGACAGACGAATTTTGATATTAAAGATATCAATATACCTGAGTCAGATGTAATTATTAACTGCATAGCACATACAAATA